GGGAGTGATTCAAAGCCCGAGGATCGCGGCATAATCAACGCGAAAACGGCCGACAATTACCACAACCCGACCGACTACATCGATCAAATGCGGCGCAGCTATTCGGCCTCGTTGTTTGAGATGTACGTCGGAGGTCAATTCGTACACCTAGCCGGCGGAGTATTCGACGACTTTTCCGCCCGGGTACACGTCCAACCGTTGACCGTTGATCCAAAGCTCCCGGTCAACCTTGCCGTCGACTTCGGTTATAGGTCGCCGTCGGTTTTGTATTTCCAACTTTTGCCGTTTTGCGCGGCGCACAAAAGCCGCCAATGTATGCACATCATCGACGAAGACCAACCGAGCAACACGCCGACGCGGGGCCTTGTCGAGCTTATCGGGCGCAAGTTCAAGCGCAATTCGTGGCGCAAAGGCCTCGCGTACGTCGATCCCGCCGGGGCCGCCGCTTCGATCGTCGAGGGTTATTCAGACGTTTCTCTTTTGAAGGGCGACGGCTGGCGGGTGCTGGCGACGTACGATCCGCGCAAGCGTTGGATCCCTTACGGGATCGATCAAATCAGAATCAAGCTCAACCCTCACGACGGCCCGCCGAGCTTGTACATCGATCCAAAATGCAACCACGAACGCGGGATCGTTCGGTCGTTGCAAGCGTCAAAGTACCCGGAAAAAAAGGCCGGCGTACAAGCCAACATCCCCGAAAAATGCGGGGTTTACGATCACGCGCGCGACGCGTTGCGCTACGCCGTGATCGGTCTAAACAACAACGGAGTGAAGGTTCTATGATTACCCTCGAACAAGGAAACGCCGCCGCCAACGAGGCCGCGCGCCGCTACTACGCCCGCGAGGGCCAACCCTACCAAGGATGGGGATCCGACGAGTCGACGGCGTCAAAAATGCCGTGGTTCGTGCGTTGCATCAACAAGGCCGCCCGGCAAATGCGGATCAAGCCCGGCCTCGGTTTGTGCGCCCTTTGGGGCCGATCCATGCAAGAAACCGGCGCGGCTTGGTACGACGTCGAACAAAAGAGTGATGCGCGTTGTGATGAGCTTTACGGCCCGCAAACTAGCACAGGAAAAAAGCTCGGCAACACGCAACCCGGCGACGGCGCGAAATACAAAGGCCGGGGCGTGATTCAAGCGACCGGGCGGGCAAACTACACGAACTTTTCCAACAAGATCGGCGTTGACTTCGTCGACAACCCGGATCGAATTATTGATCCCGAATACGCCTCGCAGTTCATCGCGTGGTACATCGTCGAGGAAATGCCGCGCCGGTCGGAGTGTTTCCGGTTGCTCGAATGGATCAAAAACGACGAGTTGAGCCTTCGCCAGCGAACGCACCGGGTCGCAGCTTGCATCAATTGGGGCGAGTATTACCCTTGCCGAAACTACCCGGCCGAAAGCCAGATCCACGGCTTCGACATGACCTTGATTTATGCCGAATCACTGGCGAGCGTTTTGGGGTTTAACTATGATTGAACCCCGACTTTTGCGCGGTGATTGCGTCGAGGTTTTGCGCGGCCTCGCCGAAAACAGCGTTGACGCCGTCGTGACCGATCCGCCCTACGGACTCGCATTCATGGGCAAGAAATGGGACTATAGCGTCCCGGGCGTCGAGGTTTGGCGCGAGTGTTTGCGGGTACTCAAGCCGGGCGGATACCTGCTAGCGTTTGCCGGGACACGAACACAACATCGAATGGCCGTCAACATCGAGGACGCTGGCTTCGAGATTCGCGACTTGATAGCGTGGGTTTACGGATCCGGGTTTCCGAAGTCGCACGACATAAGCAAGGCGATCGACAAAGCCGCCGGGGCCGATCGGGAGGTTTTGAAAAAAGGTCGAAGCGGCAAAACTGCGATTTGGCAAGTAGAAGGTACAATGGGGAGTTTCGACATAACCGCGCCCGCAACCGAAGCCGCGAAACAATGGGAAGGATGGGGCACGGCCCTCAAGCCCGCCCTCGAACCGATCACGGTTGCACGAAAGCCTTTTGCGGGCACAGTAGCCGACAACGTGTTGACGTGGGGAACAGGCGCGATCAACGTTGACGGTTGCAGGATTGAAGCGCCCGACGGGGCAACGTTTGCGCGGCACGTTGCCCCATCTCATTTTAGCGGAAACGGTAGAGTCGCCGGTGAAGTCTACTTCACCGGTAGCGACAAAGGCCGTTGGCCCGCAAACTTGATCCACGACGGCTCCGACGAGGTCAACGATCACTTTCCCGACGATTCCGCACGGTTTTTCTACTGCCCGAAAGCCGACAAGGCCGACCGCGACGCCGGCCTTTCGAGGGCGGAGACTAGCGCCGCCGACAAGACAAACCGCAAGCAGGGAAGCGCTGGAATCAACGCGTACGCCGGCACGAGGATCCCAAGCCGAAACAATCACCCGACCGTCAAGCCGGTGGCCCTTATGCAATACCTTTGCCGGCTTGTAACGCAACCCGGCGGCGTTGTTCTCGATCCTTTCATGGGAAGCGGGACAACCGGCCGGGCTTGTCTTGCCGAGGGCTTCGGCTTTGTCGGAATCGAGCGGGATCCCGACTACTTCGAGCTTGCAAGCGAACGAATGCGGCGCGTGCAACTTCCCCTTTTTGGGGGCGCGTGATGAGCAAAAGCAACCTCGAAGATTTGTTTTATGCACAGTGCAAGGCCGCCGGTTTGCCGCTCCCGGCGCGGCAACTTCGCTTGATCCCGATACAACGGCAAAAACCCGACCACCCGCGCGAACTCATGACCCGGACAAAGTCGACTTTGCATGGATTGACGAGGCGATCGTTTTGGAAGTTCAAGGCGGGACGTGGGGCGGCGGTCGACATACCCGGGGCAAGGGTTACGCGGGCGACTGTTGGAAAATGGCCGCGTTGCAACTGTGCGGTTGGATCGTCTACTATGCAACCGGGGATCAAGTGAAAAGCGGCGAGGCGCTTGCATGGATAACGGAGGCCCTTCAAAATGCGCAAAGCAAAGCCGCCAGCCGGCGCGATCAAAGAAGCAAAGAAAGCGCTCCGCTGGCGGGATAAGTACGGCCGAAAGGTCGTCAAAGGCGCGACGCGCGTGGGTTGGACGCGGGCAAATCAAATCGCAAGCGGCCGGGCGTTGACCGAAGCCACGATCCGCCGAATGGCCGCGTTTCAACGCCACCGGAAAAACGCCGCCGTCGCCGAGCGTTATCAGGGCGAACCTTGGCGCGACCGGGGCCGCGTAGCGTGGGCAACGTGGGGCGGCACGGCTGGCGTGAATTGGGCGATCCGCAAAGTCTCGCAATTCAACCGGGAAGACAAACAAAAGAAAGCAAAACGCAAACAAAACGGCCGCGCGCGGCGACGAAGGAAACGATCAAGATGAAACTCACAAGCGAAAACCTTCAAAGCCTTGTCAAAAAGCAAAGCGAGGCCGAGCGCCGCGAATACGTCGCCGGGTTGCTCGACATTTACGCGGGCGACTGGAAACACGCCCTTGACGACGAGTTGCGGGCGTTGTTTTTGCCGCAAACCTACGAAAAGCTCGCCCTCCGCGCCGACACGTCGATCAACGTACTCAAACAAGCCGCCGATCAAATCGCGTGTGTTTACTCGCGCAAAACGACCCGAACCGTTGACGGCAACCCCGAGCCTTTCGAGGTATTCGCGGATCTCGACATGGCGTTTGACGGGGCCGACAAAAAGACCTTCGTTTGTCAAGAAACGTTCGTTAGGCCTTTGTTTGACGAAAGCCGCCAGTTGCTAACGGTCGACATTTTGACGCCCGAGTCGGCGTGGGCAATGCCGGCCCCGCTCGACCCGCTTGGTTTGTCGTTTCTTATGTATCAGAAAGGCGATCACTTCGTCGTGTGGACGGCCGAAAACTACGCGGTTTACGACAAAGATTTTCACTTGATCCGCGACCCGGAAAACCCCGACAACCTCAACCCGTTTGGCGTGATCCCGTGGGTTTGCATTCACAACGCGTACCCTTCCGACGGCCAAGTTTTTCACGAGGGCGAAAGCGAACAACTTCGCCAAGCCACCATGACGACGGGCGTGCAAAAAACCGACTTGAACCATATTCAACACTTGCAAAGTTTCAAACAACTCGTCGGGATCGGCCTCGACGACGAGGAGAAAATGCAAAAAATGGCCGACCCGTCGAGCATGTTGACAATCGACAACCCGGGCGCGTCGGTTTCTGTTTTGGACATGCAA